CTGGTTATCCCAGAGGCCCACAAAAAGCTTGTGCTTCTTGTCTTATGGCTCGTTTGCCTTGTGCATCTGAGTCGTGGGTTAAGAATACCCCCGCGCCAAGAAATTAATCAATTACTAAAGGTTTCTTTAGGTTGATTAAAAAGGTAATAGAGAGGATAAGGAGGGTTTAAATCCTTATACAATCTCTATAGACCTTTGCCACTCCTCTTTTCGAGGACCTACTCCCCTATCTTTAGTTTACTAAATTTAGGAAAGAGGGGTTTATAGTGGACAACTTGAATCTTCCGGTAGGCTTTAAGCCTCCACCGATATATTTATATATCGGCCTTGCGTCTGCAAGACACTCCAAATTAAATTTACTATGAAAAATTCATTTTCCAAAAATAAACTCAATTTGGCGTCTCAGAGCAGATCACAAGTCTGGAATGATGACCTTAAGCAACGTATGAATACGTTGACTAAAGTCATTAATTCAAAGTTGAAAATTATAAACGGTCTGGTCTTTAGAAATAAAGGCCGCGGACTCATCTCTACAATACTTTGTATTGTAAGGGGAGTCCGCCCTCGTTCATCCAAATCTGTTGTGAAACAGGTATCTTTGTTTAGCTTCCGGTGTTACCGGATCGCCAAACATAGTGGTTTAAAAGGCCTTGTTTTGTATCTTAAAGCTTGCCAGGTGCTACTACAGCAATGTGTAGCAGGTTATCGCGTTGTTGACCTTTCGGAATTAAAGGTGCGACCTTCTCGTAATAGAGCAGGTGTACCTCTAATTATTCCGGCTGGGGTTAGAGTTTTAATATCTAGAGATAGAGATATCCCTAGTATTAGACTCTGAATGACTTTGTTAGGTCTATATCGGATTTTAGAGTTCAAGGGTAAATTATCCTTGTCCACTATAACTGATGCAGGTCCTAATCTTGATCATTTTATTCCGGTTTGAGAGAAGTTTTTAGAAACCTCCTTTAAACCTCAACTTCAGAAATTAATTAAGTTTCCCGACTTGTCGGGACCTAAATTATTTCCTATTCTAAAGTCAGGGCCTACGGCCTCAACTTTAGATGATCCACCTGGTACTTCTTATACAAATTCCTCTGTTCGGGCCTTAGTAATAGCTGCACGTGTTTGGTTACGTAAGTCACCAGACAATCAGTTATTAGAGGCTCTAAAGCGTTTTATTCCCCAAATTAAGGATTCATCTACCTTTCTCTCTAGGCTTCAAACAGTTGCCATGGTATGTAATGATCAAATTGATCAATACGATTTCTCAGGACTATCCCTTGGGGCTACCCGATATAAATCGGAACCCGCTGGTAAAGTCCGAGTTTTTGCCATGGTAGATGCTTGAACCCAGTGATTACTCCATCCTTTGCATATATGACTCTTCAAATTATTAAGAGCTATACCTCAGGATGGAACCTTTGATCAGATGAGTCCTATACTGCGTCTACAGTCAAAATGAGCAGGTAAACCAAAGGGTTTGTTCTCCTCTATTGATTTAAGCGCAGCAACAGATCGTCTTCCTATCTCTCTCCAAGTGAGTGTACTCAAGGTTTTATTGAAGGATCTTGTTCCAGATTCTCAGCAATTTGCTGAGGCCTGGAAAGATCTTTTGATAAAACGGAAATACTCCACGGGTTTAAAACCTAAGAAGTCTAGCAAGTCAGAATTCACCATTCCTGGTGATGTTCCTGAGTATGTTATGTATTCTGTAGGTCAACCTATGGGAGCTCTTTCTTCTTGAGCTATGCTCGCTATTACTCACCATGCTATGATGCAGTTTTCTGCCTATCAGTGTGGTGGTAAAATGGAATGATTTGAAGACTATGCTGTATTAGGGGATGATGGTGTAATTAAAGGGTCGAATCAGACTTCCGCATATCGTCGATTACTCCAAGTAATTGGGGTAAAAGCTGGATTAGCAAAATCTATTCTTTCTAAGAATAAATTTGTCATAGAGTTTGCAAAGAAATTCTTTGTAGACTTTACAACTGCTAACATGCTTCCATTTAAAGAAAGTATTGCAACTCGTTGCTCTACTTCTCTAGTGGTTGAGTTTATCCGAAAATATGATTTATCCCTTAATGCAGCTCTATCGTTTTTAGGATATGGTTACAAATCTAAAATTAGGGTTTATAAAACCCTATTATTTAAATTACCAACCAGGCTTAGGGTTCTACTAGTGTGATTTTCTCACCCAAGTAGCCCCTTAGGTAAGTCTTCATATAAAGATTGGTTACTTCAAAAATCGTGGACGGAGGGTTTTACTCCTTCTGATTCCGCGATAAATGCTGTATCCTCGATCCTTGCTAGAAAGAATAATGAAAAATTTAATTCGATCTATAAGGATTTTATCTCTTATATACAAGACTTGGAAGGTACATCTAAAAAGTTAGATGCTGTGACCCCTATTCCTATTATATCGATGGCATCCCTTAATGGTTCAGATGGAGCCACGGTGACTACTAATGTCCCGTGGAACGCCGTCTTGAGCCCTGAACTTCACTCATCAGACATTGATTACGATTATTTGTCTGCTTGGAATGAAGGTGGAATGTCCAATCATGGATACCGATTCCAGAAACTGAAAGATCTGAAAATTGGTATTGATGTTTGGAAGTTGCATGATGAGTTTTTATCTGAAATGTCTAATATTAAAGTCCCTCCGGTAGTTAATACCGTAGGTGAACTTAGAATAGAAAGAGCAGATGTATTATCTCTTCAGTGTCACACTTATTTTGCTTTAGATGATTTGAGGGCTAAGGTCCCTGAAGAATTCTGGAAAGAATCCAGGGTATCAGAGAGACCTTTTAGAGACTTCCTGACAGTGTATAAATACTGACAAGAGTCCACTAAACCGCTATGATCTGAGTTTTATGGTAAAGATTTGTCTTTACCCATAAAGCCTCAGAAACCAAAGATTGAACGAGGTGATAACTTAGAAGGATTGGTCCACCATCCATCTCCCTCGGGAAGTATTCTTAACTTCCCTTGGGTAGATTTCATTGTTATAAGTGTTCTAACTTTTTTAATGTTAGAATACTTATATGGCAGCCCTTCCAGCGGTTATCTGGTGAGTCCGTTTGTTTATGATATTATATCAGAAGAAACGGAGACTAACACCTTAGAGATCAGTCGGGTAGTTGGTCCAGTTGCAGTTAATTGACTTGCAATTGGACTAATGAGTGCTGGAGCGATTTTGCTCTCGGGATCTATCATCCTATCCTATTACCATGGTCATCCGTGAGCATGGTTAGGGATATTGGAAGAGGAGGTTAATCCTATTCCTAATATCACTATCCAAACTACAGGTATCCAAGAAATTGGAGACTCTGTAATGGCTGGTAATGTTATGGTTTCAGGTCCGCTAAGTGCTAGTTCGCTTAGTCTGGTCCAAATTCGTTTGGAAAATCAGGCTCTGTTGGACAACTTAGCTATCTCGCCCATCGGAGACTTATGAATAAGTCCATGATAGGTGGATGGCACCAATTACTTCAAACTTGGGTTAATAACCAAGTTAGAAAATTTTCGATGCGCATCTGAGCGCCAAGCTCTTAAGGAAAAGACTGTCTATGACAGTTGGGGTCCTTAAGTGACGAGC